CTTAAAGTATTGGTTACTTTTACAACAACAATCATAAATACAAGCATCGAAAGATAGGGTGAGAAGCACCCTTAATTTGGGAGGTCCCAAACCTTCTTGACTTTTATTAGATGTGAACAGATAGTATGCAGATGTGAACGTAGACATATCGATTCACAGAAGAGAAGTCAAACAACAACTAGAACAGAAATAGGAGAAAAATTATGTCAACAGCAAAAGAAAAACTCGCAGCCATTCGCGCCCAATTCGGCGATCAGCAATCTGGCCCTCGCGAACAATTCACCAACAAGTACTACCCGTTTTGGAACATGAAGGCCGGACAACGTGCCGTCATTCGTTTCCTGCCGGATAAGGACGAGAGCAATTCTCGCGGCTTCTTGGTAGAGAAGGTGTCCCACAACCTTTTGATCAATGGACAGAAAAAGACTGTTGCATGCCTGAGCATGTACGGTGAAGACTGCCCGATCTGCAAGGTGTCACAGGACTATTACAAGGTCAATGACAAGATCAACGGCAAGAAGTACTGGCGTAAGAAGCAGTACATTGCGCAAGCACTTGTACTGGAAGATCCGCTGCCAGCTGATAAGGATACTGGGTTGACTCACCAAGGTGAAGTTCGGCACATTGCCCTCGGCTACCAGCTGTACAACATCATCAAGGAAGCGTTTGCTTCGGAAGATGATCCACTGGACGCATCACCTGATGACTTTGCAGATGGTTACGACTTCATCATCAAGAAGACGGAACAGGGTGAGTACTCAACGTACACAATGGGAACGAAGTTCCACTCGAAGCAACGTTCATTATCGGAAGATGAGCTCGTTGTGGTTGAGGAAGGGATGATCGAACTGAAAACTCTGCTGCCAAAGAACCCTGGCGTTGAGAAGGTTCGTGCAATGCTGAACGCTGACCTGAACGGTGAAGATTACCAAGACGAAGGCCGCAAGGAATCGTCTGGTGATAGCGAACCGGCACCACGTGTCGCAGCTCGTCCTGCACCAGCTCGTGCCGCTGCACCAGCAGATGAAGACGATGATCCTCCGTTTGAACCGGATCCAAAGCCTGTGAAAGCTGTCAAGGCAGCAGTCACAGAAGAGGGTTCGAGTGACGTTGACGCAATGCTTGCACAAATCCGTGCACGCCGCGCAGCCAAGTAATTCTGGCTTTGGAGGTAGCTTCGGCTACCTCCCTTCATTTAACGGAGTAAACATATGGCAAAGTCTGTAACACCAGACTTCTTGAAGGCGTTCGAGAAGGATTTGGAAAAAATGGAAGGAGTTGGCACATCTGCTCTCCCTCCGCGTTATTGGTATTCTACCGGTAACTACGTGCTGAACAAGATCATTTCTGGCAGCTTCTTCAAGGGTATTCCACAAGGTCGTATTACTGACCTGGCAGGAGCATCCGGAGCTGGTAAGAGTTTCTTGGCAGCGAACCTTGTCAAGGCTGCGCAAGCATCTGGTGCAACGGTTCTCGTTGTTGATAGTGAAAACGCTCTTGACGACGATTTCATGGGTAAAATTGGTGTTGATGTCAACAACGGCAAGTACATGTACGCCGAAGTAACAACGATTGCCCAGGTTACGAATGTGATTTCAAAGTTCCTCAAAGGATACCGTGCTGCTTGCGGTGAAGATGCTGACTCTGAACAGGTCCTAATCCTGATCGACAGCCTCGATATGCTGATGACAGAAACGGAACAAGAGAACTACGAAAAGGGTGTGCAAAAGGGCGATCAAGGACAACGCAATAAGCAATTGAAAGCGATGCTCCGTGGGTTTGTTCAAGACATCAAGACACTGAACGTTGCAATGGTATGTACGTCACAAGTGTACAAGAACCAAGACGTTCTCAACGGCGAAGGTGTGTGGATTGTTAGCGATGCTGTCAAGTACGCATGCTCACAAATCGTTATGCTGTCGAAGTTGAAGCTGCGTGAAGCTGTCAAGGGACAGGCCACCAAGGAAATCACTGGTATCAATATGAAGTGCGAAGGGTACAAGACCCGGTTCACCAAGCCGTTCCAGGTGGTTACTGTTGAAGTTCCATACGAAGCAGGAATGGATCCTTATTCAGGTCTTGCAGATGTTCTCACAACGTTGGGAATTATCGAGAAGAAGTCTGGACGGTACTATCTCGAAGACGGTCAATGGTTCTTCGAATCAGACATTGGACCGTTCGCAGAAGCTCTGCTCATCAAAGCCGAGGCAAAGGCTCAAATGTTCTTGTCTACAAAGGCAGGAACGGCTGAATCTGATCTCGAAGTGGATGAATCAGAACACGGCGAAGAAGGAACTGCAAAAGCAAGGCGGAAAAAGAAGGCAACAGCAGAGTAATATCTGTTGATGTATCAACGAGAGTGGAGTACAATATGTATTCTACTCTCGTTCCCCGTTGGGAGAATCATAATGACATTCACACTCAAAACAGCACAACAACTGATGACAGATAATCTGATCGTCAAGCACTATGCAGGTTCAATCTCGTATGGAACCAACTTGCCCATGTCTGATGTTGATTTTCGTGGTATTTTCTGCGCTGACCCAGTTAATGTACGCACGCCGTTCTATCCCCTGAATGAAGTCAATGACACGTCGGAAGAGGATACGGTAATCTACGAACTTGCCAACTTCATGAAGCTTGCACTTGACTGCAATCCAAACGTTGTTGAATCGTTGTGGGTTGATCGTCAAGACATCGTACACACCACGCCTGCGTATGAAATCCTGCGTGCTGCCGCTCCACAACTCTTGTCAAGCAAGATCGCATTCACAACGAGTGGATATGCACTTGCTCAACTGAAACGGATCAAAGGGCACAATAAGTGGATCAATCAGCCCCAATCTGAACAACGTCCACAGCAAGTGGATTTTGTCTCTCTCGTCCACAATTTTACAGGTCCAAAGACGTTCAAGGTCAGTCTCCGGGATTACGAACGGGGTCACCGTCTCGTTCCGTTTAGTGGTGATACGTACGGTGTATATCCTGCGGACAAGTACAGTCCGTTCAACAAAGAGACGGGTGCACTAAATGACGATTACGAAGGCGATAGTCACGCCCTCGGAACACCGTTGTTCATCGTCAAGTTCAACCGTTCTGTCTATGTTGCAGCGAAGGAAACGTGGGAGAACTACTGGACGTGGAAAAAGAACCGCAATGAAAAGCGTAGTTCGTTGGAAGAACAATTTGGGTACGATACCAAGCATGCAATGCATTTGGTTCGTCTGCTTCGAATGGGTGCAGAAGCACTGCAAACCGGACAACTGCTTGTCAAGCGTCCCGATGCAGAGGAACTGTTGTCGATCCGAAATGGTGCTTGGACGTACGAGCAAGTAGTGGAATACGCTGAAATGATGGATAATGACGTACGTGTCAATTTGTACGCAAAGACATCACTTCCAAAGAAACCGAACATCAAATTTGCAGCACAACTTGTGCTTGACATTCAGGACGCAATGTGGGCAAAGACTTAGAACAAATCGAACACTTGTTGGGGTTATTCGATAAGAGACAGAAGGCCAGAAATGCTTGCAATCGAGAGATTGCTGAAACATTGACGCCTTCTGTCCTTTCAGCAATATTTGAGTTGGTTAATGTGCCAACCGACGCAATTGTGTGGGAAGATATGGATGTCGTTCAATCCATATTGGTAATACGTGCTGAAATCACGTATAGTCCAGCAAAAGAGATGTCACAATTTCTTACGTTGGTGATGCCGTCTGTGCAAGGAGAAAACCCTGTCCAAATTCAACGAACGATCACACTTGGCATTCCTTTGACAGTTGTATTTCAAGAAAAAGAAACGATCAAGGGTTGGTTAATGAGTGTTGCAATGGGGAATAAGACAGAAGAGCCTCTCACGGCCGAGCAAAAGCAGATTCCGCAGTATTTTAACATTGCAGAACTAACAAAAGAACAAATGACGCAGTTGCTGTATTTTCAGCAACTGACCAAAGGGACATCACAATGAGCCGACTTGCTGACCTCGGAGATAAATTCTCCAATCTTCCCACACTAATTGTCGAATTTGAAGAAGCTTTCGAGGGGATTGAAGAGAACCTTCGGTTATCAGGTAAGGCGCTCGATAAGGCTTTGAACGAACAAAGCACGTGGCCAATTTTTTATGCACAGCGCAGAGCTGAACTAAAAACAATTATGAAGTACCTTGACGCCCAGGTGTCTGCTGCCCGGGGGCGACTTGCTCGTCGCTATGTTGAAAATTACTCTCGGACTCTTGGTGAGCGGGTAATGAACAGTTTTATTGATTCAGAAGACGAGTATCTCAAAATCAATGAACTGTACCTTGAAATTGCAGAACTACACGATAAGTTTGACGATGCTGTTAGCGCATTTGACAAGCGAGGATTTGCGCTGCGTGACCTAACAGCTGCTCGAATCGCAACAATCCAAAATGCAACTCTATAATGGCAAAGACTGATTGTAAAATTCGTCTCCTCGACGAAGTATCCGCAGTTTTAGTTGGTCTTCACGAAGATCATCTGACACAACTGTACAACAAGTATGCTGTGCCTGCTGCGAACTATTTCTTCAACCCTCGGTTCAAACTTGGACAGTGGGACGGAAAGATTCGGTATTTTCACAAGACGGGAAAAACATTTGTTTACTTGTTAGAAGATATCCTTCCCAGATTGGTGAAGTTTGGATATAACGTTGTCATTGAGGATTTACGTACAACACAAGCCCAAGCACCTGACTTAATCGATAATGGAGTGTTTTCCCACATACTTCACCTTGACACGGGGAAGCCAACAATCCTTCGTGCAGACCAAGTAGAAGGGGTCAATTCATTGATTGAGGCTGGCAGTGGAATTTGTCTTGCGGGCACTGGTGCTGGGAAAACATTGATGTGTTCAGCACTGGTTAAATCATACGACAACCTTGGTGTAAAGTCGCTGACAATTGTACCTGACCAAGGACTGATCCGTCAGACTAAGGCAGAATATATCAACTGCGGGCTCGATACAGGCGAGTACAGTGGAGCTGTCAAAACCCTGGACCATAATCACGTTGTTTCTACGTGGCAAGCACTGAAAAACAATCCAAAGATTGTCGAAATGTTTCAAATGGTCATCGTTGACGAATGTCACGGACTACGTGGAAATGTGCTGACAAAAATCATTTGTGATCACGCATCGCGTCTTCCGTACCGGTTTGGATTTACTGGTACGTTACCAAAAGATGAAGCTGAACGGATGGCTGTTCACGTTGCTGTTGGCCCTGTTAGATTTACTATGCCTGCCCATACGTTGATAGAGATGGGAGTGTTGTCGACTATTCACATTGACGTCATTCAACTGGAAGAGGATCTCCGGACAGAATATGCCACATTCTGCAATGAAGACGTTCCGGGAAGCAAGCCACCGACATACATTCAGTTCAAGGACGGATATTTCCCCGACTTCGCATCGGAAAAGTCATACTTGCACAGAAACGAACTGCGCATTGAGTGGATTGCAGAGTTCTTGCTTGCAAAGCAAGATTCAAAGAAGGGAAATGTGATGTGTTTGGTAGACAGCATTCCCCTTGGACGCAAACTCGCCTCCTACATTCCCGGTGCTATGTTTGTCAATGGTCAGGACGTCAAGAAGGTATCAGAACGCACTAAAATTTATGATCTTTTCAAGACACGCGATGATTTAGTCGTTATAGCAACGGTACACATTGCAGGAACGGGATTGAACATCAACCGAATATTTAACCTTGTATTTGTTGATGTTGGTAAGTCATTCATTCGAGTTATTCAGGGAATTGGTCGAGGACTTCGTAAGGCAGCAGACAAGGATTCTGTTGTAGTCACTGATATATGTGGCGACTTGAAGTATAGCAAGAAGCACTTGAAACATCGAACCAACTACTACGAAGAAGCTCAATACCCCTTTAAGAAACACAAAATCGATTACGTTAAGCAAATGACATTGCTTGACTTACCCGAGTAACCAAGGTACACTCATATCATGCTTATATTTGACGGCGAATCCCAACCAATCATTCTTGACAGTATTCACGGACCCACTATGACAGAACATATGTGGGTACTGGACCTGTCAATGCTCGACTTTACCCTTGCACCTTTGTTGATGTTGGAGGAAGTTGTTTGTCCTTCAATTCAGGTGTTGATTAAGGGTTTCCAGTTTACCCTTCCAGCAAATTGGAATGTGCTTGTTTACGATCGAGAGACAGCCCAGCTGGATGTCGTTGAACTTGCTGAAACAGCTGGTAGACAGTTCACTGCGCTGACATATGGACCAAAGAAATCTGCCGTCTCGCCAGAAATCATTACAGTAACCAACTACTACATTGAACACAAAAATGTTGGCCCATCATTGAACAAACATCAAATGTTGTGCCATCCTATTGGACCTGACGAGTGGATCTGCGTATCCCCCTCCGATACGTACAACAAATACCTCAAAGATATCATTGTTGGTGATCTCATTGGATAACGATACATTCAAGATTCGCGCTCTGAAAGTTCATGGCAACAAGTATCAATATGATGCGGTTGGTGAACATAGAGTCCATGATAAAATTGAAATTCTTTGCCCGACTCATGGAATATTTACCCAACGTTCATACTCACACCTGCAAGTGTTGGGATGCATTAACTGTCGAAAACAATCGCAGTTTTTGACCAAACCAGAATTTGTGCAACGAGCACAAGTGGTTCACGGAAATACCTACACATATAACGAAGTAAACTACGTTCATAATCGACAAAAGGTACTAATAGGGTGTAAAACCCACGGACCATTCTTGCAAACCCCTAACATGCACGTAAGTGCTCGTCAAGGATGTCCAAAGTGTCATTTTTCAGCTGGAAAATATAAACAATGGATGTTTGATGCTGATCAAAACCTTGCCAGCCAATCAGCTTTGATCTACCTTGTAAAATTGAACGTAAATAGTAGAACATACAACAAAGTAGGTATAACAAAGCGCTCACTTCGATTACGATATGGTGGAGTTGACCACGAGATCATCATTAGTCACAACACAACTTTGCTAAAAGCGTGGTCAGCAGAACAGCAAATGTTAAGCACGTTTGCAACCTATCGACAATCAGAACGATTACCATTTTCTGGGTGGTCAGAAGTACTGAATGTTGATATTCAAATAATTGAACGATCTTTGCACGGCCTAATCGGATAAACAAAGGATAAACAAAGGACATACCATGGCAGACATCACAAAACCAGTTACAGTAACAGAACTGAAAACATTCATCGAAGCTGTTGAATTTGCAGCAGACGTTGAGGAGTGGGTGCCGAGCGTTCGTCAATGGACTCGTATTCGTTCAATGATTGAACGGCTGCAAGAATCAGCTCCACCACAACCACAACAACAGCAGCACTTCCGACAAGCGGCCGAAAATATGCCAATGCCCCTACCAATGCCTGGTGATCCAGGACAACTTCGAATGTCAAGTGGCGGCCTTGCTTCTTCTCCACAAGGATTAGCTGGTCCATTCGCCACTGGTGGAGCGCAGCCGGTACGAGCTCCTGACGTAGATACATCCAATGGAAATAGTTACAAAACCCCATTTGCTTAACACCCACCTCAACGATAGAGTGTTGTGGTACGATGGTGTATCTTCGTTTGATCCAGCAGCTCTGCTGCGTATGGTCAAGTTTCATGACATCCGGTTTGTAACGCAGCCCTCTCCATTAGTAGAAGAATTCAATCGACACGCGTCGGTTGCCCAGCAGATCGAAGTTAAGGACACCTGTAATCCTCTGACATATGATTGGACGATTCCTGATTCATTCAAAAAGTTGGATGTGATTGAGTACCTCTTTAAGGCACACAGTGTTTTATTTGAAGGGGAACCACCTGCGGAAATTGCGCTGCGAGAGCGTAGATTGGCAGAGGAACTTGTCATATACAACAAATATCAACTGTTTGACGTGATTCGCACTATAATTTGGATCATAAATACACTAACCGCTACCAATACCGTCTGGGGTGTTGGTAGAGGGAGTAGCGTATCGTCATACGTGTTGTACATCATCGGAGTGCACGACGTAGATTCGTTTAAGTACGATTTGGATATCGATGATTTTTTGCACGAATAGGAGACATATATGGCAAAGCCAGTGAAGAGCGCAAAAGGACAGTTGGTTGATTTTGACTTGCTCAAAATCAAACAGCAGATTGCGTCTGCACCAAAACCAACAAACGTACAAGCACGGGAAGCTTTTATTGATCAGAAGTTCAAGCGTCGGATCAAAAAGTTGAAGCGTGATACTGTTGATCTCACTGCTCCCGTAATTGAGGATCCTTCGGATCCACCACAAGAATAACAAACATACAGAAAGCATAAAACCATATGAACATCGTACCAGTCAAGAGCAATGGAATCGCATTTGAATTTATCGACCGCGTTAATTCCAAGGGGGAGTTTGAGAAAGAATCAACCGCATCAGGGATTGTGCTGAAAGCCAGCTTTGATGACAGCGCTAAAGAACCACGGTGGGTCAAAGTTATTGCTGTTGGCCCCAGTTGCACAATAAAGGTCGGTCAACAAGTACTTCTCCCCAACTTGCGCTGGACGTCGGGGTTGAAGTTTGAAGGCGTTCGTGTATGGATGTCTGACGAATCCCAAGCTGTTGCTGTGCGTGACACTCCATTCGCACCGATTGAACCGCTTACCAATGTTGTGCTATTCAAACAAAATCCAAAGGCTGATCTCAAATCAACCAGTGGCATTATCGTTGTGATTGGTGGATCCGACGAAACACCAACGGGTGTTGTGTTGCACTTGGGACCAAAAGTTTCACCAGAACTGGTAGTTGGTACAACTATCTATTACAACGACACCAATTTCACAGATACATTTAGGCATGCTGGGGTAACAATGTCTTTCATCAAGGATGACAGTATCTTGGCATATGCATAACGGAGAATAGTATGCTTTTCATCTTCTTGTTGATTCTATCAACAGCAGCGATTGCTTTGTCCGCTGAATATTTCAGCGTCATCGGCTTGGCTGCAACATTCAGCGGCGTATTTTGGTCAGTGATCATTATGGGTGGCTCGCTTGGCGCTGGCAAGTTGATGGCAGTATCGTACCTGTACAGATACTGGGTTAAGACCAATTTAGCACTGAAAGTCTACTTAATTGCAGGCGTTACAGTGCTCTCGATGCTGACTTCGCTTGGTATTTTTGGATACTTGTCGTCTGGATATCAACAGGATATTTTGCCTCTCAAACAGAAGCAAGAACAAATTTCACTTCTTGATGAAGAGAAGGTACGAAGTCTTGCTCGTAAGAAACAGATTGACGACCTAATCGCAGGGGGGCCTACCGTTGGTTCTGTCAACAAAAAAGATGGCAATGTTGATCCAAACGCAACTCGTGCATTACGCGAAACAACCCGATCACGCGAGTCTATCGTTAAGCAGTACAAAGCTGAACAAGAATCCGTTACTAAACGAGTAACAGAACTGGACACGCAACTACTTGCATTGAGACAAGAAACAATTAAGACCGAAGCCCACATTGGTCCAATTACCTATATCGCCAAGGCGTTTGGACTTGATACTGACAATGCAACAAAGTACTTGATCTTCTTGATCATCTTTGCTTTTGATCCAATGGCAATTGCACTTACACTTGCAGTCAATATTGCGCTTCGGCTACGCCGAGAAGAACTGGCGGCCAAAGAGGCAGAAGAAAACGCATATTTTGACAATGTGGCATCACCTGTCGTCAACGGATTTACTCCGCCAGAGCCTATGCCTCCCGCACCAGCTCCTCCGCCAGAACCAGTGGTAGAGCCAGTTGTAGAGCCAGTTGTAGAGCCAGTTGTAGAGCCAGTTGTAGAGCCAGTGGTAGAGCCAGTTGTAGAGCCAGAACCAGTTGTAGAGCCAGAACCAGTGGTAGAGCCAGAACCAGTGGTAGAACCAGTGGTAGAGCCAGAACCAGTGGTAGAGCCAGAACCAGTGGTAGAACCAGTGGTAGAGCCAGAACCAGTGGTAGAGCCAGAACCAGTGGTAGAGCCAGAACCAGTGGTAGAACCAGTGGTAGAACCAGTGGTAGAACCAGTGGTAGAGCCAGTTGTAGAGCCAGAACCAGTGGTAGAGCCAGAACCAGTTGTAGAGCCAGAACCAGTGGTAGAACCAGTGGAGATCCTTCCAGAACTGGCCCCGATTGTAGATCCTAACTACGAAGGTGGGGCTCGTCGATTCCGTCCATATCCACCAAAGTGGTCAGGCACAGAAACGCCAGACAAGGTTCGTGAGCTAATCAATCACCACAAGTTTCTCAAAGCGAAGCAAGATAACGGCGATACTCTTTCAAAAGATGAAATATGGGAATTGCACGCAATTGAGGAAGTCCTGCGCCGCAATGGTGTAGAGATGTATTTGTAACCGTTGATTTCTCCTTGGCTTGTTGTATAATTATAAGATAAGCCAAGGAGACCCTTTGATGGCACAGAATAACAACCACTTGTTGTGGGTAGAAAAATACAGGCCGCAGTCTGTAACTGATTACATCTTTCATGACGCACAGCAGAAGGCTGCTGTAATGCGTATGATTAACGACAAATCAATTCCACAGCTACTGTTGTCAGGCGTACAAGGTAGCGGTAAGACAACATTGGCCCAGATTTTGATACGATCGATGGAGTTAGATGACACGGACGTACTAACAATCAATGCGTCAGATGAGCGCGGAATTGACACGTTTCGTAACCAGATTAAAAACTTTGCCATGTCGATGGCTATGGGGCGGTTCAAGATTGTCCACCTTGAAGAAGCAGACATGCTTACGCCACAAGCACAGGCTGCATTGAAGAGGTTCATGGAAGAGACGAGCGAGTTTGTCCGGTTTATTTTGACGTGCAACCACGTCAATAAGATCATCGCGCCAATTCGATCAAGGTGCCAAGAGTTCTTCTTCCGCGCAGCGGATTCGAATGACATTGCTGAATACTTGATTCGAATTTTAGCAACAGAGGGTGTTAAGTTCGACCTTGATCTACTTGACAAGTACCTTGCTTACGGATATCCTGATGTACGCAAGATGGTAAATCTGCTACAACAAAATACAGTCGATAAAGAACTGCAAGCTCCAACGTTATCCGGAGAAACGGGCGATTATAAATTCAAACTGATTGATCTGATAGAATCAAACAAGTGGGTTGAAGCCCGTAAGCTTGTGTGTTCAAGTGTTACATCAGACGAATGGGAGAGCGTGTATCGGTTCTTGTATGAGAACATTTCACGTGCTCCAAAATTTAGTAACAACGAAAAGTGGGAAGAAGCAATTCTTGCAATTGCTGAACACCTCTATAAAAACACAATTGTTGCAGATCCAGAGATCAACGCAGCAGCATTGTTTATACGCCTCGGTCAACTATAAGGAGAACAACATGACTGATAAGAAGACAACGTTCGGTATATACGAATACGCCAACTCAATTACATTACCAACAGAACCGTACCCTGATGGCGCCGTTACTTTACTTTCACATCTCGAAGGTTCCGTTGGCTCTTCGTCACCATATTTTGTTGGCAACATTGTTGGAGCAGGCCAAGGAATTACGTTCACTGGCACTCCATACAGTCCTGTTGATCAACTTGCTGACCTACAACAGCGCGTTCAGAAGTTGGAGTCAGCAATGGATATGTGGAAATCAGCAGCAATTACCCTTGCTGAAATGAACCGGGAATTGCAGGCTGCCGCAGAAGCTGATCGTGATGATCGTCTTACGCTCGGTGAAGCTTCGTTTACTGCCGAGCACATGATGCTAAAGAACAGTTCAATTGGGTACTCTACGATTGATGGTGTCAATCCTGTGGCCGGGCCAAGTTTCACCTTCAATCTTGCAACAGGCGAAGCTGCTGAAACGTACGATCCAAAGGCTATCACAGAAGATTACTATTTTGGAGGCGCATACGCACCAAATAGTCGTGCTGTTAAGTACATCGAAGAGGTCCGAGCCGAACGTGCTGAAAGACTGGCTGCAACTGCTTACGAACACGCAATGAAGGTGGTGGGATAATGGCGCGCAGGAAGCGCCCAGAAGGCGAGACAACACAACAAACAGAAGAACGTCGGGTGTTGGAAGTTATCGCAGACAACGCAACACGCAGTGAAAAGGTATCGTGGGACCGCAAGATGGATAATATGGTTTCGCTGATTGCAAAACTACGTCCAATTGAAGAACAGATCCTCGACCTGATGGCAACGAAGACTCCAATCATTGACGATATTTCTACGCTGCGGCGTGATATGGTTCGTGATTGTGTTCATCCATACCAAATGCTTGCCCATAAGGGTGAGATTGTGGAGTGCAAGTTTTGTGCTCGTAGATTTTCTGCTCACCAAGTAGCAAGAAAAACGGTGTAATTTACACATGTCGACAAAACGATGTTGCAGCAGTCTTCATGAGGGTGAGCGTGCTAACCGACTAAAAAGCGATGCGACGATACAAGAAATGCAACAACTATATACCTTTTACTCTTTGAACCAACAAAAATGGCAACAGAAAGACTTGATATCTTCCGAGTGCTTGGTGCAGCTGATGCCAAGCAGGAAGATTTCTACGAAAAGCTAACTGATGAGGAACGGAAGACTTTTCTTCCGTTCCTCGTTACGCGCTGGATGTCTGGAACACAAGATCCTGGTCAGATTGTGTTGATCAACGAATTTGCCAATCCGTACATGTTTTCCCTAACATCCCACAAGCAGTTGCTTTGGCAATTGCTAACAGTGTGTAACTCCGGTAGAAAGCAGCGATATGTATGGAATAAACTCCCAGCAAAGCGTGAATCGGGAAAGCCAACAACGATCAAGGTAATTCGTCAATTCTTCAAGTACAGTACCAAAGAAGCTGTTGACGTACTTGACATCCTGTCGCGAGATGATATTATTGGCTTGGCAGAACAGCTCGGCTGGCAACCAGACGAGATTGCGAAGATCCGGCGTGAGTTGAAGGTTGACAAGGAAAAGGAGGATACTCCTGAGAAGCCTGTCAAAGGTAAAAAACCCAAACTGGTAGATCAATTACTGGAATACTGATGACTCCTGAATTTCTCAAATACGTCCGGTACTTGTCGAAGCAAGACCGCAAAACTCTCTCACAAAAGACACTAAAAGTTGGTGAAGAATTTGGCGAGCTTGCGAAGGCTGCCCTGCCTTTTGACAACGCATACGCGACAACTCACCGATTTGTCGAGCGCGAACAGATTCTCGAAGAGGCTGTTGATACTGTGTTGTGCGCTCTGTCCGTTGCGTATGACCTTGATTTTACTGACGATGAAGTCGATGAGATGTTCAGTCGAAAGGCAGAGAAGTGGGCGCTGTTGCAAAGCAAAGAACACGAGATCAAGTACCCACTTCCGTATGAGATTCACATCACAGTGGCGCTGCCCGTCCCTGTTACGCAAGATTTCCCTCACACATATATTGAGATGTTTCGTGATATATGCAAGCAACTACATTGCAAACCAATCATTCTCGATCTCCAAACCCCCAACGGCACAACAGCAATGACAGACGCAATGACGTCGTCAAAGCACTTTGGAACCAACCGCACAGCGTATATCTACGCTCAAAATCTCGCTGCATCACTTGCACAGTGTGATTTGAGCGTTGTTCGTATCAAAATTGAAACCGTCCCCTGGCATCCGGCAGCTCCTGTTGATAACCAACCAATGCCAACAAATTGCTACTTTGAAGCTCACATCCCTGTCACTCTCAAAGAGCCAGATCTACCAGCACTGCGGGCAATGATTGCAGAATACAAGATGAATGGTATCAATCTCCACGCATCACAAAACCTGTTCAAGAAGAACGCAGATGGATCTGTCGTTCTCATGGTTACCCTGCGTGAGAAGACTGGAACATATGAAATTTTCGCAGGAATGCTTGAATTCACAGTTGATAACTTGAAGACCAAGTGGACGGTTGGCAATGTTCACGCAGAGTTCTCTGTTTACGATACAAAGGTTTCACACGATAATGCGTGGATTATTTCAAATTAAGAGAGCCACCTGTGTTGAGAACAACCATAGAACATATGCAGGACCGACGCTCATCTATTCAATCACGCTTCACTTGTAAGTCATGCCATAAAGTGTTTGTGTTGGAGGGGCGTTACCTCGCGCATCAGTGTAAGCAAATGAAACGTGAGGAGGAGTTTCGCTCACCCACAGGCCAAGTTGCGTGGCACTACTATCAACTGTGGATGCGTGCAATGAAGCGCATGCCACCACCGGGCCCTGCTTTCTTATCGTCAAAATACTTCCGTACGTTCATCAACTTTGTCAACTTTTCCAAACGCGTAGAGTTGCCAAGAGTGGAGAAGTTCATTTGGCTGATGGTAACAAAGGATTATTCACCTACAATGTGGATGAATGACGACGTGTACTCAATCTACCTTGAATTCCTCGACCGTAAGACATCGGGAATGGAGAGCGCAACCTTGTCGATTGAAACAGTGATGGCATACAGCGACAAGCACGAAATTGCAATTCCCGAAGTGTTCAATCATATGCCAATACAGGCGATTATTCACCTTTTACACGTACGGAAGTTATCTCCGTGGCTGCTGTTGTTCAGCAAAACGTTCAAAGATGCATTTGTTCATCGCACAAACGCAGAGCAAAAAATCATCCTCGAAAATCTAATCAGACCGAGCTATTGGCCAGACAAGTTCGCGCAACACCCCGACGAAGTTGCAAAGATCAAAATGTTGGTTGGTGAAATGGGGATCTAAACCACAAGTAGGCACGTTGACATAAATAAAGCGTACACCACGCCTTATTTTGAGGAATATCCCATGTCAGCATATGCAATCGACTTTTCCGACCCGCTAAAAGGTAGTTTTAGCATTCCAGCCGGCGGCTTCAACGGCCCAGGTGGTTCGTCTGCCAACACATCTCTTCGGTTGTATGGTCGCGGAGCACTTGAATGGGGCGAGGCTGTCGACGAAGACTTGGTCCGTTTGACAGAAAACTTTGCAAGTGCTTCATCACCAAGCTACGCAATCACCGGTCAAACGTGGGTAGAGCAAACGCTGTACTATCGTAATACCTTGATCGGTAACGTACTGCAAGGGTGGTACTACTACGATATCAAGGAAGTTGCTCCAAACAAATGGAAACTTCTCAACGGCACAGGCATTGTATCAGGAACTGCATCAGTATCTCCAATTGAAGGTGAGTATTACAGCAACGGTGTTACTCTATTTGGTTACTATTCGCTTGGCAAGTATGAACCAGCTGCATGGTTGCCACGTTCCTATATCATCGGGGGTGCAGTACCAATCTCCCCAGCAGTTACACCCCAGATTAACGTTCACGTCTATAATGCAGCAACAGCGACGTGGGATACGCCGTCAGGAACTATCGTCTCTGGCACAACTCCAAGTCTACCACTTACTGGTATGTTGTGGTACAATACAGCGACAGGTAATCTGCTTGTATACACTGGTGCTGCGTGGCAGGAAATTCTTGGTCCAACAGGAGCGGCTCTTTCAACGGCCAGCGGTAATCTGGAAATGGGTTCGTTTAGAATTACTGGAATGGCAAATGCCGTTGGTGCACAAGATGCAACAACGCTGGCACAAGTAACCAGTTTGGTATCAGGTGGCGGCGCCGGCGTGTTCCTCCCATTATCTGGTGGTACACTAATAGGTTCTGTGACGTTCAGCGCTGGAACTGTCATACACAGCGTGAACTCCACGTTCACAACACTATCTTCGTCAGGGTTGGCGTCGTTGAACTCCATCTCAACGGCGGGTGCAATTACATCAGGAGGCACGCTAACAGCAAGTGGTGCTTTGGTTGTTGGAACAACCGCATCGATTGGTAGCACACTAACCGTTAGTGGTGCTGCCAACATTAACGGCGGACAGTTGAGCATGAACAGTAGCAAGATCGTTAATCTTGCTACTGGAACAAATGCCAACGATGCAGTAAACGTTTCGCAAATGACAGCAGCAATTGCTGGCGCAGGTGTTGGCGCAGGTGTTCCTATCATCTGGACGTCTGGCGTATACAAAGCTGGTGACATTGCAATTGATTCGGGAAAAATCTATATCGCAAATGCCGGTGGATCAGGCGGCCCTCCTGGCGGCAACTGGAAGCAAGTATATCCAGCTGTGTACGCATAAGGACGGATCATGCCACAAGTTTCAACGACAACTTCTACACCTCTGGGATACACAATTGCAACAATGCAAGCGGTGGTTAATGCCTTGATTGTGGCGATGGCAGCGGGCAAGTCTGTATATGCGTCTGATCTCGCCAGCCTCAACAGCTCTGTATACAATCTCTGGCGCAGTCATACGCACAGTGCAACAGATATTCAAGGAATTGATACGTTTGGTAATGTTACAACATACGGGGTAGGTGGAACAGTACTATCACAAACAACATTTGCAACAACGCCTGCATACGGGGCTGTTACTACGCCTGGTGGAATTGCAACTGATGCACAAATTACTGCTGCTGACATTAACGTGTTGATTGCCATGATCAACAATATGCGGGTTCACTCACACACGATTACTGACGGTGTTGGGGTGACGGGTCAAACGGCGAGCATAACTGCTCAAACGTATAGTTGGTCTGATTCTGCTCCAACTTCTGTTACTCTCGTCCTTGCTAATGATGGACAACTATCATATACTGGTGGAGCAACAGGAGCTGAGTGGAATACGATGGCGCCAGTGGACTTAACGACAGCAGCGTCTTACGATGTGTATGTTACAGTATCAAGCGGATCATCTGTGACAGGATCTCCGCTTGGAACGTGGTTAAATCTTGGAACTACACGTTCGTGGACACTTGCAAGTGGTGCAGTAGACACCACAATCACATCAGTATTAACTGTCCAAATTCGCAGCGCTTCGACGTTGGCAGTACTTGATACTGCCTCAATCACACTTCAATGTACAGAATATACATATGTTCCACCAGTTCTCACTTGTTTTCCTGCCGGTAGTTTTGTGTTAATGGCAGACGGAACGTGGAAATTGATTGAAGACGTTGATGTGGGAGATATGATCATGGGAATGGGTCATCCCGAACCTGTCATATCAATGGACCGCCCGTTCCTGGGCGGCCGCCGTATGAAAACATTCCAAGACAATTCATTGAGCTGGTCCGAAGAACACGCAATGTGGACACGTGATGCCAATCAATCACAGTGGTGGTGGTCAGCTAATCCAGTAATGTGGAAAGCAGAAGCAGCATCGGGGGAAATTGGTGGTCTGTTAGATAATCAATCAATGCGTGGTGGCAATCAGGCTGTTGATTGGGCTCACGTAGACGGATGGAAAACTAACACAGTAAGTACAGGATCAGTTATTGATCCAAACACACGACTGTACCTTCCACGCACAAACGGTTCACCAATTATTGTCAATGGATATGTAGTTGGTGCCGGTGTCAACCAAGCAGGCTTTGACTATACTACGCTCGACTGGGATAGTGTAATTCCTCAATTACCTGTTGTCCAACCCCTTCCCGTGTTGTAACATACAGTAAAAAGGAAATACAATGTCTGAATCCACAAGTACAAAGACAACTGCTGCTGGTACAGTTGCTACTGTTACCGCAGGTAATGAAGTGAATGCTGCTACATTTCAAAATATGCTTAGCATTTTGAATGAATTAGTGTCTCACACACATATCTTCTATGACGATTATAGTACCGCCTGCAATTGCAATTGTAACTGCAATTGCTCCCGTGGTATTCTGTAACCTATGAAGTACATTCTGGTCAGAGAAGGGGATAGAACTCCGTCTCTTTTTGGGGATTTCACCACTGTTGTAAACCCCGACGAGTTACCTCAAATTGGATTCTATCACAGGGTAGAACCAGGGTTGCGTTTAGTACGCAACAACACACGAAACGGAACCAGTGCTTTTGCTATTGCGCACTACCAAACAGATCCGTCTCTCCGCGTACAGCATCCATCATATTTTCGCCCAATTGATCTTGATCTCATAACTACGGCGCTTGATAAGTATGAGTACGTCATTTTTGGTGTACTTGCTTCGCACCACATAACCAAAGACACAGAAGCAATTGAAAAAGCCCAATACTTCGCTCGAACGGCAGACGGAGTTGTAATCGATATTGAAACTAATCTCCCAATTGAGTCAAAGTTTGGTACAATGATTACGGCATTTTTTGGAGCAGTTCGGTTCGCAGGGTTCCCCGTATACAGCTTGATTCTAAATTCTGATCTTGTCCATGCAACAGATGGATTTGATTTCTATGATGTGCCTGCACAAGCGATGTGGTTCTTGTTGTCTGAAAAAGATGGTCCCCTGTGCCAACACTTTCTCATTCCAACTATCGAAGATCCAGCCCGGGTGATTGGTAACGTAATTATCACAACACAACCAACATTTACCTTATCGTTTCTCACCAGCCCTATTTCAATTCTCAAACGAGAAGATCCCGCTAATATACTGGCGAATGCACAGTGGACGGTTGATACTAATCTGCAATACACCACAGTAAATGGGTCATTTGTTGTTGCTACTCCTGCGCATGGTATAGGATACTTTGAAATACAATTTCACTGTGGGTTGCTTTTTGATCAAGCTCGCCCAACCGAACACCCAACATTCAAGTACGTGGTACTCAACAATGAAAACAACAGAAGTTAAATTCTATCCAAAGCGCGCGCTAACGGAGGCTCAACAGCAACGAATTGACTCACACCAAGCCTCTGTCAAAGTCAATGCTGATGGAACACTTGACACATCGGTTCGTACGATTATTACACCGCGGGGTGACGTAAAGGAAGTTGCATATAAATCCATTCGTCCTGACCAAGCCGAACGAGTGATGAAGACGGGAGCAGTGTACGAGTTGTTTGAAGACCTCCAACACATGAACTTGATTGTCACCAACGCTTGCAACCTAAGCTGTTCGTATTGCTATGAACAGCACGATAAGGATTACGGCCGATTTACCCCTGAAAGCTTGAAGCAACTGTATGATTTCCTCGTCGCTTGTAATCCAAAGACTGGTAAGCTGTTTCAGTTTTTTGGTGGTGAACCGTTGATTCACAAGCAGTTGATTCTTGATTTCCTCCGTACGTACGACGCAGAATTAAAGAAGAACTCTGCGACAACCGCTGTTGGCATCATTACCAACGGTATCCTGCTAACGCCGCAGTTCATTGACGAATATTTTCAAAGCAAGCACGTGTGTATGAGCGTTAGTTTGGACACCGACATTGCTGAAATCGACCACCGTGAAATTGGGCAAGACCGCATCGACCGCATCATTGACATGATCGGGTTGATTCCTGAATACCACAAAAATAATCACATGGTCAGCGTGCGTTGCACAATCGCAATTGAGAACGCTCCACGTCTTGTAGAGTTCTGCACTCGGCTATACGATAAGGGACTCCGTGCAATCGTGATTCACCCGCTTACAAACAGTTCCGTTGACGGACACTTGACGTGGGATGCTGAACGATGGGAAGCTTTGCACCAAAGTGTGCTAACAGTAATCAACACACTTCCAAACTTTGAGGTTCAGTTTTCCGAGGGAGTTGGCGCGAAGGGTGGAAACAACTGCATGGTTGGATCTGACATGATTGCTGTCGATGCGTCGGGCGATTTCTCTGGATGCCACTTCTTCACCAATCTCAAAGAGTCTGTCCCACATACAATCCTTGGAAACCTCTTGCATGATGCGGTATATGTTGATCGCTACGCAAGCTTCCAAGACATTTACAACGAAATGTTCATCAAGGAACCACAGTGCCAAGCCTGTGACTTGAAGGGATTCTGTTATCAGTGTCCAGCAGGGCAAGCTGATACGGGTCGTGGATTGTTCCGTCCTGATGCCATGTGTCAAAGCATTGTTCGACTATTCCTTGAACTACAAAACGACATTGTGCGTAAGACGTTCAACCAAAAATTCCAACAACTGGTTGAATCCGTCGCAACAAAGGGTGAGCAGTATACGTTTGCCAAGGCATTGACACACTTGATGTATAACAAGATCAATCGTGTACATTTGGCTATTGATGAAGTCGATCAATTTGCTGATAAGTTACCACCATATGAACAAATCATTGGTCAATTTATTGGTCTAATGGAAAACAAGGTCACTGCACTGGATGATGCTGATGATTACGTTCCTACCATCACTGCATGGCCTATTGATATCAAAGCCCTGTATGAATATCTCCTTACTGCCGCGGGCAAGCCTGTAACAGCAAGTGTTTCAGAAGGTGATATCAATGATGTGAACAAGCGCACATTTTATCTTGCGTTGGTTCATATGGTTCTGTTGAACCAGAAGGGTGATGGCTTATCGAAACCGCACAAAATAGTCAAGCTGTAATGTCTCCTACCTCTCTTGCGGGGTGCCGAACGATTACGATATATCTTGGAAACGTGTGCAACTTCAATTGCACATATTGCGATCGAGATTACATCAAAGATTCTATCGGTGGGCAACATATGACGCTCGACGATCTTCCGTATATCATTGACTTCTTCAAGAAGTCAGGAATTGCTGCGTCTCCTCCTGGAATGTTCACATTCCACGGTGGTGAACCATTCTCGTATGTGAAGATTATGGACAAAATGATGGATGCAATTGTTCAATCTGTGCCTGGTGATTATCCATTCTACATCCAAACCAATGGAAGTCAGATTTTGCAGCACCGTTGGTTCTTTGAAAAGTGGGGTCCTCGGTTGGAAATTAGCATCAGCTATGACTTCATGTATCAGGACCTAAATCGCTCGCTGTTTGAGATCAATCCAACGCTGAAAATGATGGCTGAAACGGGAGTACGTGGAAGGCAATTTCAGTACGTAATGCCTGTAACGGATCCAAAAGTATTCAGCCTCGCAGCAATAAAGTCGATCACTGATATTTGTCACAAGAACGATGTGCGGCGAATTGTATTGATTCCTCTGCGCCACATTCGTGGCAAGGACAAGTTTCGTGTTATTATCGATGAACTCAATCTACCACAATTCTTTGATGCTTTTTTGAAGTTTGTTCAGATGCTATATCTGATGGGAATCGATGTTGTAATTGACGGGCACGGAAACGGATTTGACAAGCATTACTTTAACGACCACAAACAACTGGTGCTGTCACCTGATGGATACCTGTATCCGGAGTTTGATTTCCTTGAATACAAACGAACAGAAACTACTGTTGGCAGATGGAGAGATCCTGTATCTGTTGAACGAATCAAAACAAAAGAGCAAGAAGACCAGATGCTCCGTCCAAAGTGTCAAGTGTGTCCGTCAAGGGATCTGTGTGGATTGAAATACCTGCACGGAATCTTTGAAACTGACCCCGAAACTGATAAATGTGCTCAATTCTATCAGATGTTGATGGTAGTAATACAACACGCACAAAAACTCAAACAACAACCAACATTTTTCCACTGGGTAGGAATATGATTGAAGCAGAAAAGCAGGTAACACCGGGCGTTGAAAATAGCACTAACTTCAAGGAATACTTCTTGAAGTGGGATGCATTGGAAAACATCTCTCGTGAACTTGTGTTCTCAATTTTCGTCAAGTATATGTGTAAGGCCGGCTGCAAGATGTGTTACTTGCGTGATGCTTGGATGCCAGATGACAAGTTTGACGCATATGTTCCTCATGTGATTGGCGAGGCGACAGAGAAGCGCATTCTTGAATTTTTCGACTGCTTTGACACAATTAGCACGATTGATGACCTGTACTACATCAAGAACAACTATCCACATTTGTTTGATTTTTACAAACGAAACGCTCATCGCATGGCTTCAACGCAGATGACAGATAATGCGTTCGTACAGCAGTACAAAATCATGATGGAAGACGTCCAATTCAAAACCGTGTACGAGATCTCATTTAGTGATGTGTTTCTTGGAAAGAAACAAGGTCGAATGGTTGATGACGTAATAGAAAAGTTGAAACTTCTTCACGCACGCTCTCCTATCTCAAAGCTGAAAGTGATTGTTCGCACTGCTAATGGCGAACAATCAGAGCCCGTCGTGCGATTTGTCGAGTTTGCACACTCGCTTGGAATATATGTTGGGGTGCATGATGACATTACCCAAGGTCAAAACTTACGTCTGAATCTTGATTCTGTTGATTACCAAGAGCTAAATTACTACGCACAGGGATCGGAACCAATGCAAGTAATCAGCGAAGTTGTGTATCTACAATACACTTCGCTTCTTCTCACGTTGAGTGACGCCACCGCTGCATCGAGTGTTCCTTACTACGATATCATGCGTGACGGGATTATCGACATAGATCATTTCATTGCAAAGAGCCTTCAAGCAAAGTTGGATTTGTATGCGCGATATGCACGGGAAATTACCAATAAGACAAACAATCCGCACTATGAGTACTTTTCATACTTGTCGTCAACCTTAGTCGTTGACCAACACTACAACTTTGTGCCTCGCATCATACTCAAACCGTGGGTGCGGTTGTACCGTAAACTGCAAGAACAGGGATGGATTGAAACGCAATATGGATTGTTTGATCCTAACTGTACGTCTGGTGCTGTGAGACCACTCTTTATGTTTTCTCCTGTTCCGCTGCGCCCTCCACTACATATTCCCATCGTTGAAAGCACATCATGAGTGTAACTAAATTTGAAATCCTTCGCACTGGCGAACACTTCTTGTATGACAACGCTAATAATGGGTTGTACACAGATGCAGGTGCCCCGTTGAGCAAACCATTTGTAGAACCAGCAGAGTGGAATCAGCTGAAAGATCGCTTTGGCGCAACACATGTTGTAAAGAACCCCGAAACAATCAAAATTTCTCTTGGCCAAGGATGTAATTATAGCTGTGGATACTGCATGCAAAAAGACATCGGTAATCCAAACGAAAGGCCAGAGAACGGGCTAACCCCAATGCTAATCCAGAAGATCAAGCGTCACCTCGACCTATCAGAACTACTCCGGTTTGAGCTGTGGGGCGGTGAAACCTTGCTGTACTGGAAGGATATAGTTCCTTTGATGGAAGAGTTTGACCGCGAAGGAATCACGTGGTATATCCCGACAAACGGAACGCCGTTGATGCACAAGCACATCGACTTCTTCAAACAATTGAAGGGCAATGTTGCAATGGGCATCTCACACGACGGCCCCGGTCATGAAACGCTTCGTGGTAAAGAGTTCATCCACAAGAAGGTTGAGATCTTTCAGCGGATCGAAGAAGAGGGTGGTCAAAAGATCCAGTATAGCTTCAACCCTGTGATTAGTCGCACAAACTACGATTTGTTCAAAATTAACGACTTCTTTCTTGACTTCTTCCAACAGAACAACCTCAAACATAAGCAGTTGAGTTATGAGCTGGGCAGAGTATATGACAAAGAGATGGCAGAAAACTCAACTCACCATGTTATTAGCGGTGAACATATCCCGTTGTATAAGGAGATCCTGACTCGCTATTTGGACTCGCATATTGAGCAGTTCCGACGCCTTGGTGAAACAACACAGGGCGATATGTTAGCGAACAATCTATTCCAAACGGGGTTGGGTGTGTTGCCGTTTGCTCGCACTCTCCAAGAACAAAAGGTTCCACTGCTTAAATCCAACTGCGGAGTTGACGACAGCAGGCTGCTGACAATGGATTTGCTTGGTAACGTGCGGACGTGCCAAAACGTTGACGAATCTTACAACGGTGGGAACTTGATGTACCTCAAAGGTATCAAGATTCAACAAGTCAACCTAAATCGTGATTATCACTGTGGAACGTGTGAAGTTCGTCGGCTGTGCAAGAGTTCGTGCCCGCTGGATTTGGGTCAAGCAGTGCACTATACCAACTGTGCAGTTGAGAAGACTCACTACCGCGCAATTCAACTTGCTGCTTTCAAGTTGTTGTTCAATAGCGACATTCGTATGGTTTAAGAGTAGATCTGGTTGGGATGTGAAGTGTGGAGGCATAAATACCCACATATGCACATCACGGAGCCAGATCTACAATGTCCAACTACGTCATAAAGCGCTCCGATCCAGCGAATGGGTCGTTTCTCGTTCAATCTGATCAGATTGATGGTACAACTCGTCCGTGGTCTGCTGGACTATACGTTAATCCTGTATCAGGATTAACAGCACTATCGTCTAACTCTTCGCTGGTTCTTGCAGGTCGAGGCATCACCGACTACGGTGAATTGGTTCAGAATGATCTGGTCTACTTGATGGAGCATTTTGCGTATAAAAGTCGGCCTCTTACACCCGTTCAAGGCCAAATTTGGTACAAGAATGCAAACTATACCGATCCTTCGTTTCCGTCAGACCCTACGGTAGCTGGTCTATTTGTATACAGCGGAACAGCTTGGACCCCAGTTCTTGCTGCTAACATTTTTGGTAATGTTGACTTGGGCGGCGCGCTGATCACAAGTCTTGGAAATGCAGTATCCGGAACAGATGCTCTCAATCGCAATACGGCCGATGGTCGGTACTTGCAGCTGGCGGGCGGAACTCTTACTGGTGGTGTTGCGTTTACTGCGGGAGCAACAACATTTACAGGTGGTACGGTCGTATATAATGCCGGTGTTGCAGTATCTGTTACTGATACTCCTTCATCTGCATTGCACGTTGCAAACAAATCATACGTTGATGCAAGAGACGCGGTTGTAACTGGATTGGTTAATGCAGAGGCAATAACACGTGGTAATGCGGACACAGTGTTAACGGGTGATATTGCTACCATTAACAGCCAACTGCCCAATTTTATTGTGACAACTGGCGATACAATGACAGGGAACTTGGCGTTCTCGTCGACTGGTTCTATCACGTTTGTTGGCGGCGGTTCGAGTTCAATTAACCTCGGTCTTGTTCGCATCCAGCAATTGGGTGCTCCGTCTCTCAACAATGATGCTACAACCAAGTTGTATGTAGATACCGCAATTTTAACCGCAATCGCAGGACTACCACCTTCCGCGGTCAGCGACGGTGTGGTTTATGGTGGTGTGTTCACCAGTTCAACAGGTGTTCTGACATTACAGCGTACTCTCGGATTACCTGACGTTACAGTAACCGGCACAATGGCACCGTTTAACCACGGGCACACAACTGGCGCTATCACGTACGATCTGGCATCTCCTCTGTACAGCCGAAGTGTTCTGATAATTTCAGAAGTGGCGACGGGTGGATACCCGGTTATTCCTACATCTAATGCAATTCGATCATTAGATCAAACGTTGATTGGTCTAACGCAACGTATTGAACGACAGATTGTGATTGGTGACGGAACAACTACGTCATTCAATCTTTCAGCTTTTATGGGATACCAAGTTAGCGAGAATCGTCTATCAATATCAATGGACGGTGTTAAGCAATATTGTTGCGAACGTGGTATGAGTAGAATCACATTCACAGATACGCCAATTAGTCCAAAGAGCGTGATTGGAATCCCTAACGGAGTATATGCGTTCAATATTACTGTTGATGGAACGCTATATTCAAGTGTAACAATTGTTGTTGGAGCTTCGTATACGTATCTTCAAATGGTTGCAAGCTTGACGTCCGCATTTACGACGCTTACAATTCCAGCAACAGTCAACCTCGATCAACGTTATGATACTATGGATTTGATAATTCAATCCAATACGTCAGGCAACGGATCGAATGTAACGATCTCATACGGTGTTGGTACTTATTTCCAATCAATGCCAACCAGTTCTGCTCCCGTAAACACAAGCATTACAACAGACCTGGCATACAAAGAAACAGGAGTATCATCAATTACTTCCACAAACGTCGTATTTTTTACAGCACCACCAGTGGGTTCTGTTCTCGAATTCCTGCTGCTGCCGTTGTAAGGTGATTGCATAAATGTCGCAGCCAACAATTAAATCGTCAGCTCTTGCAGTAGATCAATATTTGTCAAAATCTGTTGCAGGCGCTACTAACGTAACACTAACAGCAGTGGAAGCCCAAAACGGGGTAATTGCACTCACAGGCGCACTGACGGGAAACATTGACGTCATCGTTCCTACTGCTGCAAAAGCGTACACAATGAGCAACAATACGACAGGTGCATTTACGCTTCGGGTAAAGACGGCGGCTGGCACAGGATATTTCTTGCAGCAAGGAATGAGTACGGATTTGGTGTGTGACGGGACAAACGTTATAAGAACTGATACAGTTGTCAATAGTTTTGACGGCCAGTATGGATGGCAAGACCTGCGTGGTAATTTTATTGGATCGCGACTGGGAACTGGTGCCAATGCCCCATCATGGACGAACGTTGTTGGGGGGATATATGGATATACGTTTGGAGCAACAGGATCAGATGAAATTTGGGTGACATTTCATATCCCACACGATTATGTGCCAGGAACGGTAATATACATACACATGCACTGGGCACCTACCACTACAAATACAGGAGTAGTGCGGTGGGGGATTGAGTATTCGGTAGCAAAAGGATATAGCCAAGGTGTATTCCCTGCAACTACCACAACATTTCTTGAACAGGCCGGGTCAGGAACGGTATTACAACACCAAATTATTGAAACAACGCTTGGTAATGCTATTCCGTCAACAAATCTTGAACCAGACTCGTTGATTTTGGTTAGAGCTTATCGTGATGGAAGTCACGTCAATGATACATATACTGCTGGCGCATTTGGGTTTGAAGTTGATCTTCACTATCAGTCCACATTGGACCGTACTACAAAAAACAAGAACTATCCGTTCTCTTAATCAATCATGGCACAACCAAAAATTAAATTCACCGCAATTGACACATCTGGTACGCTGACTTTGACAGGAGCTGTGACTGCTGCTGCCTTTATTCCTACGTCATCAACGCTGCCTGTTAATGGATTATATTTGTCCGCTGCGAATCGAGTATCGATTGCTTCAAATACACTTGAACGTATTCAGATTAGGAGCGATGGTGAGGTTATTATCAAAGCACCACCAACGTATATCAATGGTGCGTTGACGGTTCACGGACAATTCAACGTTGCTACGCTTGTTACTTCGTCCGCAGACGGTGCCG